GGCAGGTTGTCCGTCTTCGCCTTGATGGCGGTCACGTCGTCCGCGTTCGACGGCGTCGGCGTGAAGGCGAACGCGCTCAGCGTGCGCACCGCCGCGCCCCAGACCGCCGTCGCGACGTCCGAGACGAGGGTGCCGAAGCTGCTCAGCGTGCGCGTGCCCGCACCCCAGACAGCAGTGGCGATGTCGCCTGTGGAGGGCGGCGCGGTGTAGCTGTCGGCCTGCAGCGGAGTCCCGACCGTGGCCGCCTTGGCGACCGTGGCATCTTTGGCCACGGTGGCGTCCTTCGCGACCGTCGCATCCTTGGCGACTGTTGAATCGAGTGCGAGCCCATGCCCGCCGGCGAGCGAGAACCCGGTCTTGTCGGTCAGGCCGCGCGTCTCGTACTCCCAGACCTCTTTGGCAGTCGCGCCGCCGGCTCCGGCGCTGGTCAGCTCGCGGGTCTCGTACTCCCACACCGCCTCGGCGTTGTCTTCGGCCGACGGCGGGCTGTCGTAGCTGTCGGCTGCCAGACGGCTGGAGACGGCGGCGTCGAGGCAGTCACCGAGGATCTGCCCGGCGGAGCCGGAGGCGTAGCTGCCCGGCACTGCCGTCGCCCATGGGTCGCCTGCCGATCCCGCTGCGGCGAGCGTCTTGCCGGCGCTGCCGTCGTCGGTGTGACCGGAGAGCGCCTCGTCCCAGACGGCGTCGGCCACTTCTCCGGCCGTCGGTGCGTCGCTGCCCTCCGGCATCGCCGCCAGCACCTCGTTCTTGTCGCTCGTCGCCTCGGTGCGGGTCGGCGGATCGTAGGCGGTCAAGGCTGCCGCCGCCGCCGCCTGCGCCTCGGCTGCTGACAGGTCGTTCAGCGCCGTCACGGCCGCCGCCGTCGCGTAGTCGCTCGGGATGTCGGTCGTCTTCGCGGCCCCGTAGTCAGCGAGCCCGGCCTCGCAGGCCGTCTCCACATCGGCGTCGGTCGGCAGGCCAGCCAACTGCGTGTCGAGGTTGGCCGCCGCCAGCCCGACAGCGGAGCGCACGCCCGCCGCGTCGAGGTCGTTGAGCGCGGCGACGGTAGCCTCCTTCGCCACGGTCGCGTCCTTGGCCACCTCGGTGCTGGTCGCCAGCGGCGAGACCGCCGCATCCAGTTCGGCCTTCGTCGGCGGGTCGTAGGCGGTGAGCGCCGCAGCGGCGGCCGTCTGCACGTCGCCCGCGTCGAGATCGTTGAGCGCCGCGACGTCGGACGCAATCCCGTCGACCACGGTGTCGACGGTCGCCAGGTCGGCGGCGCTCGCGAGCGCCGTCAGGCCGGAGCCCGTCCCGAGATCCGTCGCCCCCATGATCGTCTCGCCAGGGTCGTGGCCGGAGAGCGTGTTGAGCGCCGATGCGTCGATGCGCGTGGCGTCGTCCACGAGCGCGTCGCGGATGGCGTTGGTGGCGTCCCCGCCCTCGATCTCGTGTGCGTCCACCTCGAGACGGTCGGAGCCGAACATCGAGTCCCACACGTTCGCCGGCACGCACATGAAGTCGGCCCACACGGGCAGCGCCCCGGACTCGTTCACGGCGACCCGCAGCACCCCCAGCGTGCCGGTGTCGGTCGTGTCGAGCGGCACGGAGTAGTAGCCGTTCTCCATGTGGGTCGCGCCGGCGCTGTTGTTCGTCTGCGCGAACGCGCCGCCGTTCTTCGACAGGCGGATGTCGGCCTGCGCGATGGTGAGGCCGGTCTCCGCCGTCGCGCCGTCCGTCGAGTCAACGAACGGGCCGATGACGACGGTGCGGGCCGTGGACTGCCTGAGCCAAATCATCCGGCCCTCCTTCGGGCGTAGTTATCGAACTGCTTGGGAACGCCGCCGCCCCCGCCTTTGGTGTAGTCGACCACGAGTCGCGGCCGATAGGCTTTGGTCGCGTGGTGCTGGGTGAAGACCCCCCACCCTTGGGTCGTCTCCGTCTCCGTGCGCCAGTTGGACGGGATGAGCACCATGCACGTGTAGCCGGAGAGGTTCAGCAGGTCGGGAAAGTCGGCGTCGCTCGCCCACTCCCAGTCACGGACGTAGCCCGCAGGATTGCCGCCTGCGTCATAGGGCGAGGTCGCGGCGAGGTTGCCGCCGGAGTAGAGGCTTTGCGCCTCGGCGACGCTCACGAGGTCGCTCCTGTCGTAGCCGTCGCTGATGACGTCGCTGATGACGTACGCCTCAACGGCTCCCGCCGCCACGCCGCCCCAGCCGCCAGGGCCCCACGCATCCGTGGTCAGATTCAGCGTCACGTCGTTGATGGTCGCGCCGGAGAGGGCCGACGTGTCGAAGCGGCAGATAAGCTGCTCGACCGCGTTGTACGTCGCGTCGATCTTGGCGTTGTAGCCGGTCGCCGTGGAGTAGTCCGTACCGCCAGCCTCCGTCTTCGTCAGTAGGTCAGCGAAGGTGCTGCTGTCGACCCCCAGGCCGCCGCCGTCCTGCTCGGCATAGATGGTGACCTCGGCCACGTCAGCCCCTCAGCGCCCGCATCAGTGCCGCAGACGGCTGGGTTGACTGCTTGAACGCGGGCAGGTGCCCGGAGACGCGCCACGCCAGCTTGCGGGCAGGTTCCCCCCAGCCGTTCGACGGAGTGCCGTCCCGGGCGATGATGGTGAGCTTCCCGGCCACGTCCTCCAGCGAGAGGTCGTTGCGGAGCGCGTACCAGAGCATCCGCTCCTTGAGCAGAGCACGCTTGCCGGTGTCCACGAGAGGTAGCGCCACGCTGCCGCCTTTCAGTAGCTCGTTGAGTGGGAAGTAGCGCCCCGGGCAGGCGGTCGAGTTGAGCGGCATCTCAGCCTGCCAGTGGATTCGTCCGCCCGGCGTCGAACTGCGCCCGCGCCCGGTTGAGCATCTCCTGTGCAAGACTCGCCTGCGATGCACTCTCGGCAGCCTTGTCCTCGTCAAGCATGGAGAGGTCGCCTTCCGTCCAGCCGCCGCGCCTGAGCGCGGTCTTGAGCGGGACACCGGCTGCGACGAGCCTACCGACCACATCAGCCTCGGCGGCGGGCTGCACGGTGCGCACGTCTTCCCACACGCACTCGATCTCGTGCGCCGGTACATCGCGCCCGTTGAGCGCGAGCGCGTAGGAGGCCACGTCGCGCCAGCAGGCACCAAGACGCTCCTGATACTTCGCAGCCTTGCGCGCGAGCGGCGTCTCCATCGCCACGAGCGCGTCGCCTGAGATGTTGCCGCCCTGGGCGAAGAAGTAATGCGCCGGAGTGCGCGTGATGCGCGCCATGGCGTTGGCCCAGTGATCGACTGCCTGCGTGAAGTTGGCCAGCTCGGTCGCACTGAACTCTCCGACCTGCGTCGACTCCGAACCGTCGCCGTCTCCGGCTGGGATCGACCAGATCTCGTTCGGCGCGTTGCGCAGCTGGGATACGTCGGCCTGCGAGATGATGTAGCGCTGTTTGAAGGCCCCGAACTCGGCCGCGACCATCATGTCGGCGATGAGCTTGTTGACCGCGTCCTGTGGCTCGGTCGCGTTCTGCAGCTCGCCGTAGATGCGCCGCACGCGGCTGCGGACGTGGAACACCGGGATGCGCCCGGTGTCGTTGGCTTGCTCATCCTCGAGCGTGAACCCGGACGCGCTCTGCACCTGCTCGGTCGCGCCGCGCGACACGTAGTGCTCGAGGCGGTCGGTGTAGTAGAGCGTCAGGTGACGCTGCCCGCCCTCGTCATACCACTTCGCAGCGAAGGCCGGCGCGCGCGGGTTTGACTTGTCATAGGCGACCGTGCAGACGCGCGGGTCGTTGTGGACGACGCGGGTCAGTCCGTCCTCATCGCGGCCGACTATCACGAAGCTCTCGCCGCAGACGGCCACGTCCTCGGCCACGTCGTCGGTCTCGATCTCAAGGTGCTCCTGCTGCCAGATCGTGTCGAGCACGTCTTGAGCGGCCTGATCGGTGCGCAACGCGAAGCCGGTCAGCGCGAGCCGGTCGACCAGCGAATCGACCACGGTCGCGCACCAGTTCTCGCTGAACTTGGCGTCGATGCGCGCGAACGCCTGTTGCAGGCGCGCGGTCGAGTAGCGTAGCGGCTGCTCGCCGTCGTAGTAGGCGAACAGTCTGTCGATACGCGAACGCTTCGCGCTCAGCGCCGCGAAGGCACGCGCGAGGTCTGTTTGGGGTGCGGCCACGGCGTAAGTCTCCCTCTCCCACCGGCGTGGGTCGTTACCATTCATCCCTGCACAGAGACGGCGGCGCGCTGCGTGCGCTTCACCATCAGTTCTGAGAGCGCCCAGACGAGCGCGTCGACTCGGTCGGGCGAGGTCTTGTCGTCCTGCGGGCTCCAGGTCGTCATCTGCAGCTCCAGCTCTGGGAAGACGCCGACGTGATGCACGCGCCCCTGTTCGTACATCGCCGCGACCGGCTCGGCCCGCGTCGCCTTGCCGCGGCTGGCGCGCACCGCCTTGTACGGCACGGTGGCCCGCACCGCCCGCAGGTTGCTCCTGATGAGGTCGCCGCCGTTGTTCACCTCGCCGATGACGCGGTCGGCGCCGAGCACATCGTACTGGGCGATCGCCTTGCTAGCCCAGCCGAGCGGCGAATAGCGGCCGGATGCGTCGGCCAGTACATAGGCATGGTCGTCGACGCCGAGGCCGGCCGCGACGATGCCAGTCTCGTCAGAGTCGGCGCTCGCGCTCACGGCTGGGTCGATAGCGACCACGACGCGGCGCATCTCAGGCGGCCTCGCGACGCGGTGGCCGTCGATGAGCGCGTTGCTCCAGAGTGCATCGGTGAGCTCGTCGATGAAGCGCGCCTCGATCTCCTGCTCATAGGCTCGGCTCGTCATCGTCGAGCGCAGCGCATCCAGTTCGTCGGCGGGCAGGTAGGGGTTGGCGGTCGATGCGAAGCGCCAGCTCGCCCAGTCGGGATGGTCGTCACTCTGCCCGAGGTCGTACATCGCGGCGAAGTCGTCACGGCCCTTCGGCGTCGAGAGGAACCACGCGTCGCCTGCGTAGTCGATGAGCGTCGGGCGTATCACCATGTCCCACACTTCGGCGAGGTCACTGACCATGGCGGCCTCATCGACGATGACGCGAGCGTAGCGGCGTCCGCGACTCGTCTCCGGCGCGTCCAGCGACCAGAACTCGATCACGCCGCCGGTGATGAGCTCGAGGCGTTTCTCCTGTTCATTCTTCTGGGTCGTGACCGGGGCGAGCGTCGCGCGCGTCTCGCGCCACAGCTCGGCCAGCATCTTGTAGGTGGGCGAGTACCACCCCACAGGCTTGCCGGTCAGCGCTGTGTCGGCGGAGAGGCGGATGCCGAAGCGCGATTTGCCGAGACGCCGCCCGGCGCAGAGCACGTTGAACCGGCGGCGCTCGTCATATACCTGCTGCTGGGCCGGGTGAAGCCTATTCAGCCGGAGGTGGATCGTCCTGGTAGGTGACAACGACCTGCACCTTCTGTTCGCCCTGGTGCTCGACCTGCACGCGGTCGGAGTAGCTGCGCGGCTTGAGCTTGGACGCGGCCCACTTGAGCGTATCGACCAGGAGCCGGTCGCCGATCGGGTTGTTGCCCTTGCGACGCGCCACGGCGATGGCTTCGTCGGCCATCGCGTCGGCCTGTAGTTCGCGAGCCCGTGCGTATTCCTCCGAGAACCCAGGCAGCTTCACGGCCCACAGCCTGATGGTCGATTCACACGGCATGCCGGGCGTCTCTGCGATCTCGCGCAAGGTCTCGCCGTTGGCGACGCGCTTGCAGATGCGCGTGCCGAGCGCGGCGTTGTACTTGGTGGGTCTGCCGGGACCGCGTTTCTTCTTCTCGGCCATGCTCACATCCTCTCACTGGAGCGGCGCCGCTTCGTACCCGGCGGCGCACGGTGGACGATGTAGCCCCCACGCGGCGGCGGGCAGCCATCTATCACCCAGCCGTCGCGGCGCATCTTCTGGATGTGCTTCCAGACCGCGACGCGAGCATCTGCCGGCATGTTGAAGTGACGCACCGGGTCGGCGCGCCCGCCTACGCGGCTCGCCATGTACTCGGCCAGTAGCCGCGGGAACGCGCCGTCGAGGCGCGGATCGTATTCGTCGCGGCGCTGGCACGGGCTGCACAGTGGACCGCGGTTGTCAGATGCGAGCACGCAGCCACAGGCGACGCAGAGCGCTCTCTCACGCAGAATCCGCCGCGTCGGCCGCGCTGCCTCGACATGAGCAGAGAAGACCGAGCGCGGCGGGTGTTGGCGCGGCTTAGGCACGCAGCTCACTTGGGCAGACGCGTTCGGCGTAGCGCTCGCGACCACGTCGGTTGCGGCACTCTTTGCATGTCCGCGAGAGTCCATCGCGCTCGGCTGCGTCACGGACGTAGAAGTCGGTCGACGCCGGCAGCTTGCGGTCGCAGAGCGGACAGCGCTTGGCACCGAAGAGCAGCAGCTCGAGGTCGAGGTCGGTCCAGGCGTCGGCCTGTCGGCGTCCGCTGGGGAAGTTCGCCACTCTCAATCACCCTCTCTGGCGTTGCGCAAGGCGGTCTCGCGGCGTCTTGGCGCGTCCTGCGACTCGGGGAGCCTCTGCGGCCTCTGCGGCGCTCAGACGCGCGATTTCGCCGGTGATGGTGCGCAGCTGTCCGCTCGGCCTGCCGGTGCGCGCCCAGTTGACCAGCGCGGTGAAGTCGTCGACGCTGTCGACCAGGTAGGTCTCCACCCCGCAGGCGGCGCGTCGCTCGGCGGCGGCGACCTGGTCGAGCGAGACACGTCCGGCGCGCGTGCCGACGCTCTTGGGACGCTTGAACTCGACCAGGTACGTCCGTCCGCCGGCGTGCAGCACCCCGTCGGGAAAGCCGCGCGTCGTGCCGGAGCCTTTGGCGCGGCGCTGGCCGACCAGCTCGAGCTCGACGCGCATCGCCTTGGCGATCTTGCAGCAGGTGGCGACCAGGTCGGATTCGATGGTGTAGCTCACGAGCGCACCCCCCGCAGCAGGTACCCGCCGCCGGGACCGGACGAGGTGTCGATGTCAGTCATGAGGTCTCTTCGCCCGGCACCACGATCTCGATGAGCTTCGCGCGGGGCACGCGGAACTTGCCGTCCGTGTTGTAGGGGATGACGCCACCGGCCATCCACTCCCACCGGACGAGAACCTTCCAGATGGGCGCGTCGTTCGAGTTGTTCCTCACCCAGTCGAGCGTCGCGACGTTGACCCCGCAGGCGCAGTCGAGCGTAGGCAGGAGGTTGACCGTCTCGCTTATCTCCGCTCCCGGCTCCTGCCGCCAGTCCGCTGGTGGTTCGTAGTGGGCGCCGAAGGACTTGTAGGCGTACACCCCGCCACGGCAACGGGTGAGGTTCTCAGCTATCCACTGGGATGCGTCCAGTAGGCCGGTTGAGCCGCTCAGGTTGGAGTCGCTCAGGTTGGAGTCGCTCAGGTCGGAGCCGCTCAGGTTGGAGCCGCTCAGGTTGGAGCCGTGCAGGTCGGAGCGGC